GGTCTGTTTACATAATGGCATGGAAACTATTGTTGACTTCAAGCAAAGTAATCGTCCGAAAAAAGAAGAATGGATCGAGGATTATTATATGCAAATTGCGATGTACGCCATGGCCCACGACTACGTCTACGGCAGCAAAATTGAGCAAGGAGTTATCATGGTCTGCACGCCTGACCTATATTACCAAGAATTTAAGACACAAGGTGCAAGTCTTAGAGCCTGGAAGCACAAAGCACTGAAACGAATCGACATGTATAACGAACTTATGCATGATGAAAAAGAAAGAACCAAACCAATGAAACCGGAGGACTTTACAAAATGAATGACATGTTGTTTAGAACGCTTCTAAAAAGATACGAAGCTACGATTGAAGACTCATTATACAAGATACAATCTTTTAATGAGAACAATATAATAATACCAGAGCATATCGACATTACAGGTGAGATTGACAAACTGTTACTAATTATTGCTGAAGCTGAGGACAAAGTGGCAGTAATGAGGAAATATTATGTCAAAAATAAGGCAGACACACAAGTATTGTGACATACAAGTCACACAGTGTTGTAAAAATACCACACCATAATGACAGTGTATATGTATGGTAAAAGAAATAAAAAAAAAAATAAAAACTACTATAGAAATAATGTCATTCTGTCACTTTGAGCTATTAGTGTTGGTATACAACACTAAAGTGTGCCAAAATGTTGTTTTAAAAAGTGTCACCTGACAGATTATTTTGTCACTTATGGCTATATCTCAGTTTGCCTATGCGCGCGCGATACAAAATACTGGAAAAACTGATTTTTTTTAGATACATATACAGATATGAAAATAAGAAAGAAAACTAAACACTTTAGAAAAAAAGCCAAGCCGATACCTGTTGAGACTCATGACTTGCCTAACAATGTTAGAGTTGGTTATAAAGATATTAAAATTAGATACGTAAGACCTAATTATAAAAAATGGGAATTGACTGATTGTTTTGGTGAGTATGATTACAGACAAAATGTTATACAAGTGCAACACGATCTTTGTGGTCAAGAAATGGCTAACACAATATTTCATGAAATTATGCACGCAGCAGTACAGATATCAGGATTGAATCAAGAGAAAGCCGCATTAGAAAAACCAGAATTTGAAGAGGCTGTTGTTAATCAATTAACTAACGTAATGATGGGTGTGTTTAGAGATAATCCTTGGATGGTTGATATGATTAAGACTCAATTAGAAGATTCTGAAGATGCTGATTGATCGTCAATCTCTTCGTGTTCAACAGTCTTCAAATTTAAAAGAGGTGCGTAGTCGTCTAGAATTTGTTTCATTTTGGCTTCTAGTTGGTCTTCTGTCATGTCTTCTAACTTCCCAGTTTTTATTATCTTTCTGTCTATGTATAGCCCTGCTGCTTTTCCTCTGCTTACCTCTGCGTTTACAGCAGAAGAAAAAGAACCTTTTTTCAAAGCCTTATCTTTAATTCTATCTAGTTCTGCTATATGTTTTGTATAAGTTACTTCGTGTTTTTGTAATCGTTCGTCGTGTAGTTTACCTATGTATTGTACTACAAGTGGTGAGAGTTTTGGATTAGTCAGTTCACTACCTTCAACACGTGATCGCTTAGGTGAGTATCCTGCCATCTCTGCTGCTTCTGATTTGGAAAGTGGTCCATCCGGTCCACCGAATACAAGAAACTCAGCAAATCTCTTTTGCATTTCTGTCAATCTTTTTGGAAGTCCCATGTTGACTTTTTAAGGTAATAGTCCTATATTGTCAAGGTATGAAAGATAAGCGTACATATACTAAACTGAAAGAACATGGAGAAGATATGACTCATGAAAATGAATCTAAAATAACAAACGAAGACAGAGGTCCTTTGGATTTAACTTTGTTAACAGAACAATACCGTGATGATCTTAAAAAATATCAAGACAGAGAATCGTTGTATATTCAAACTGAAAATCAATTAAAAGGTGCTAAGAAATTAACTGTTCAAATGGCAAACACTGTGACTACACTTGACAAAAGAAATCACGAGCTGATGAAAGAAATTGATAGACTTAACGAAGAACTTCAACTATTAGAATTGCAGATAAAAAAATAATGAAAGTCAAAGACCTACAGGAATTTTTATCTAAATTCACAGAAGCAAAAAGTGATGGAAGCAAACAAGGGAATGCTATTTCTAATGCTGTCATCATGGTAGAAGTAAATGGTTATTTAGAAACGATTACAAAAATGGAAGTACACGAAAACAACACACCAATAATAGGCCACACTGGTCACAGTGCACACCGTCTTGTAATGAAAACAACTAAGAAACAGAACTTTATTATACCTCCAAAGCTGAACTATTAAGTGCAGTGATTACCTTGAAAAACATATGGGCCCAGAGGCAAAATTCTATCAACAAATCAAAAGAAATTTTAAGGAGTTTTCGCTTATTCGACTGGAGAATTCCAGCTTACTTGGTACTCCTGATCTATTGGTCTGTAATACTTCTGGGAACTTTTGCACTATAGAACTTAAGGTAACCAAGAGTAAAAAAATTAGGTTTAGTCCACACCAAATTGCGTTCCATAAACGTCATCCTAAGAATACATTTATCATGGTAAAGGCCCTTGGTCCTTGTACCCCTAATACTTCTCCAATATCCATGTTCCAAGGATCTAGGATCACGGAGCTTGCCGCTTGTGGCTTGGCGCTTGACGCTTGCTGCCTGGGGCTTGACGCTTGTCGCCTGATGCTTGAACAGGTTGGTTCGAAAGCTTCCTGAATATCGGAGCTTGGTGCTTGACGCTTGAAGCTTGTGGCTTGAAGTTTGGGTTATGACGCTGCTTCCAGCAGTGGTCCTGAAAGAACCATATAGCCGGACCAGGTGCACGCCGTCCAGCTGCCGTCGCAGCGTTTCTTGAGCTAATGACCTGATCCTTATTCCCGGGGGAATTTTTTTTAATGCTCACCGTAGCAAACATTTGAAACTGATTTGTCCCAACACGCCCTGCAATCTTTGCACTTGTTGCCCTGAAGGGGCGCCGGGCATGTTACATCAATTTTTTTAGTTGAGACTGTCGACGTATTAGGCCAGCTGTTCCCTGCTGCCTGGTCCACCATCGGAATGGAGAACCGGACAACAAGATTGTCAGGAGCTTCAACAATATAGTCTTTGGTCCATGCTTCACGCGTTGGCATCCAGTGTTTAACTGAAGGCGTGAGCTTACATACTTCATAGATTCGTCTCAAGTGGTCCAGGTTTTGGACGTCGCCTGAGTCGTGCCAGCGGAAGTATTTGACCTTTTTAGAATTGATTTGTGCAGCCATTGCCTCGACCCAGTCCGGGTGAGTTAATGACCTGAAGCGCTTGTATTGCGCGTCTATTACATTTTGGAATCTATACCGGCCGCGCTTGTAGGCGTAACAGTTAGCGCAAACGCTGCCAGCTACAGCTCGAAGCTTTGTTCCAGTCTTGCATTCGTGAGCTGGTGTTGAATATGCAAATCCAGGCATTTTGCCCGGCTTTGATAGTGTGTGAGTTATAGCCTCCGCTTCTTTTATTTTCATACTAATGAAATTTTTGTTAGTTCCATTTCTGAATCTTTTTCAAGATCTCTTTCATGGTTTAAAATGTGATCAACAACTTCCCTGATGGGCTTGTCGCTGTGTCTTCCTTCTTTGTCGCTGTGGCTGTCCAACCAGTGGATAACCTGAACCAGCGCGTCGTGTTGTTTTTCTAATAATTTAATTGTTGCTTTCATTGTTTATTCTCCTTTAGTTTATAGGATACAATATCATTGTAATGTAACCTTGTCAAGCTTGCAGCCTGGCGCTTGCAGCTTGCCGCCTGACGCTTGTAGCTTGGTCCTTGGGCCTGGAGCCAGCGCCAGTGGTTAACCAGGATCTGAGTACTTTCAGATCCTGATCTATTAACTTTACTCACCGGCCCATCTTCCGGTATTGGCTGCATTTAAGCAGGTCATATACTCAGAGTCCGACAGTCCCACCTCTTCCAGCAAGAATGAGTGTTTCATATTCTGAGTTCCAAATTTTGGTTCCAGTATGTACCTGACAGCCTTGTCAAGGATCTCCTGACGTTTGCTGCCGCCAGGCTGGTATTCTTTTTTCATAGTTTTTTTAGTCATCTTTTCTCTCCTCCATATATTTTCTTGATCTCTCCTGATCTTCTTTAACTAAACGCAGGATCTCTTCCAGCGCATCCGCTATTCTTTTCATATTTTCATCTCTATAGTCTATTTCCATAATTATATCCTTTCTAAATATATCCTATACTATCCCTGAACCATTGTCAAGCGTTGCTTGACGCCTGGCGCCTGAAGCTTGTAGCTTGTAGCTTACAACCACAGGTTGAATTTTTTAGGGAGCGAGCTGCCTGGACATGCCAGGTCTTCTTTTACAACGCCGGCCAGCGTCAACTCGTTGCCCCCACTTAATCATATAAACCCAACGCTGCCCCCTGGCCTTGGGACCTGGCAACGCTGAGCAAAGGCTGCCCCACCCGAAGTCACTTAGCGCGAAGCATTTGGTGAGCGGAATGTGTGCCTTTTTATTCGCAAGCCTCTCTTCACACTAGTGGATCCATGGACCACAGCACTAATAGAGGCCAGCGAATAATAGATCTAGCTTTCACCCGCAACTAGTAATATTGTGCTACTAACTAAATCTATAATGCGGTTCAGCCGAATTCTTAGGGTATCGTCAACTGAACCTAATTTCTTTA